TCAGTCGCACCACGTACAATCTTTGTTGGCGGCAGATCTTCATGCACGACAATCACAGTATCGGCTGATTGCACCCAATTCATTTGCGGCAGAATTGCGCTAGTCAGGCTAGCTACTGACAAAAAGTCATTGCCGCTACCATTGATATTTGTTACCTGCGCACCATTTTTAAACACATACATTCTGCCCGGCGTAAACACCAGCATGTAGCTGTCCGAAACGCTGAACTCAAACGACACCATCCGCACAGCAGTGCCTGCACCGCTATCAAGCGCCGCAATAAACTTAGTGCCATCACGACGCTTAGCGCCGCCCTGTGGCTGGATGCTGACGTTTCTTGCTGTAGTCAAGCCTGACTTATACTGCGCTATGTCAGTCCTTGCGCGTAGCTTCGGGTCTAGCTCACCGCTGGTAAAGTCATTCTGGATCTGAATGATGCGGCTCATGCTAGTACCTGATATCGGCTATAGGGAACTCTTGGATATTTTGTGATGGGCGATCAGCGCCATCTATGTTAATCGCAACGCGAACCAAACCGCCACGCATGTTCTCAGATGGCGAACCATATGCTTTGTTGTGGTAATAGTCAGCCTTAGTGATCTGATCTGTAATAGGCTCGGCGAACTCAGCGGCCAGCGCATGTTTTAACAGGCGCACAAAATATGGCGGGAATATGGCTGGCTCTGGGCGGTATTGGTAATCAATCCACACCTCTTCCAGATTGGTGTACAAGCCACCACCATAAAGCTCATAGTCTCGCACAGTGTTTGCACCGACAGCGCTACTACTAAACACAGCTTTCGGGTTGCCTAAAACATCGCCGGGGATCTGGTATTTATATTTCCATTCGTTGATTGGCGCATCGGCAAGTTGGGCTAACTTAACTTTTTTCAATGTCCAAGAATATGCGTATTGCATCAACAACGTGTCTTGCACATCGTCATAGAGTCGGTCTGCAACCTGTGCCTCATCAGTGCCTGTCGCAAATGATGATAGCGGGGCGGCACCTAGCATAATTAACGCATCAGAACATATCGATAGTTTGGTATCACCAGCCGCCATTGTGCTACTCCAAAATGGGTAAATGGGGCGACAAGCGCCGCCCCATCATTATTAGTCAGCGTCAGCGACTGATACAGCCGTGCCGTCTGATACATCAACAACACCAGAGGCGTTTGACAGAACAACAACGATAGACATTGTTGGTGTTGCGCTGTCGTAACAGAAAATCACGTCACCGACTGCCAGTGTATCGGCAAGGTCGTTGAAATAACCCGCTGTGTTAACAGTCGCAATCGCGTCTGCTGATGTGTAAGTGTACATGCTTGGTGCGTTGCCTTTTTTAGCGGCACCTAGCACGTTCCATCCTGCTGAAGAGAAAGCCATTTACAAATCTCCTTTCTATTCAGTCGCTGAGATTTTGACGATACCTTCGTCATCAATGGCAACTGCACCAGCAGAGAACATTGAAGAAACGAGGAACGACGTCTTCTCAGGAACGTAGTTGATTTCAGACTTTTGGTTCATGCCAATGCCCATACCGATTGCATCGCGGTGGAATGCGAAACAAGTGCGGGTTGATGGAAGAGGCAGGCCACCTTCATCACGATCACCTAGTGTGATGAACTTAAAGCCAAGGAACGTATCAATCTCACCTGTGGTAAGAGCCTTAACAGTCGCAAAATCTGAACTGGTAAGCTCTGTCTCATCAAGCAATGCTGACAAGCCGTTTGCGTGGATTAACATGCAACGACCTTCAGATGGTACGTTTTTGGTGTCGAGAGCCTTCTTAGCCGCAAGCAACTTAGCAAGGTTCATGTTTGTGCCAGCGCCACCAACTGTTGTAGCAACAGTCGAAGGTGACGATGCGGCATTCAGCGCGTCAATGACAAGCTGATCCATACGACGACCAATAGCATTACCGACAACCTGAACAAGCTCACGACGCTCATCAAAGTTGACTTTTTGCTGGTTGAAGATATCGCTATACTCTGCCGCAATGTAGTCTGACATTGTGGCTGTGACTTGTGAATAAGTCACGTTTAGCGGTGTTACGTCAGTTTGCGGAACGCGAACTGTTGCGGTGCCTTTTCCGATCTTCGGAAACTTCACCTGATTGCCTTCGACATTTGTACGCTCACGGGTTACGCCAGCCAGCTTGCGAGAAGCCTGATACGCCTGCTTAACCTCTGCATCGAACAACTGTACAAAAGCATTGGAAATGCCTACTGCCATTTTCCTAATCCTTTTTAAAAGTTAAAACACGATTTGACGCCTTACAGGTATCCTTGCGGGCTGTGGCTTGGGCATATACGCTACGCCCCCAAGCGGATCAACAGGTCGAAAACGATTGTCTGTCAAGGGGATTATATGCAAAAAGGCGGGAACTGTAAATAGCCCCCGCCCTTATGTTAGATTGCTGAGTATTGCTCAGTGCCATAAACTGTCTCAAACATCTTTTCGACCTTGGCACGATATGCTGGATCGCTTTGATATTCGGGCTTGCTGATCATTGATTGCAACTCTTCTTTAGATGGTGCGCCATCTACATTGCCAACATCAACCGGGATAGACTTGTCGCCGTAATAACTGCGGATCTTTTGCAAGGCTCTGATGCCCTGCGCTGTGCCGCCCATTATCTTAAACTCTTCAAAATCATCCTGACCCCAGACGCCTTTGTTAACTAGGCTCTGTGCCCATTGCGTCATAGACTTGATGGTCATGTCAGCATTAGCGCCTAGTTTCTCATACTCTTCTTTGTACGAAATCTCAGCCTGCTGAGTTTCGGCTCCAGCCATTTCGATAAACTTACCAGCCAACTGGTCAAACGCATCTTGGCTGATGCCATTATCTTTAGCCCAGTCGCGATAGGTGGAATAGAGTTCATCGTCCTCTGGAATGCCAGCATCCATAAAGACAGACTGATCATATTGATCTGGTGCCTTATGCTTGCCTTGAGAAAACTTTTTCTGCAATTCCGCATAAGCGCCTGCCATATCTTCGGCACTTTTGAATTTTTCAGGCAACCATTCAGGTCGCGTGTCTTCTCCATCGCCTGTCTCCACAGCCTGCGCATCTGTAGGCGCATCTGTATCTGGTTGCATGTGTGGTATAGTTTCTTCAGGTGCTTGCTGTTGGTTGTCGTCGCTCTCTATTTGAGCTTCGGCCAACAGGCCATCTGTTTCACTCATAGGTTTCTCGCTCTTTTCATTCGCCGCTCAATTTCCCTGACCAGACTATTCTGGCCTTCGCGAGCATAGCCGTGGCTGGCTTCTTCGCCGGGATACCACGTCGGTTGCTCTATCGTCAGCGATCTTAGATGAGTGAGCAGGCTTGCCCCATCGTCGCTGGCGAATACGCGCAGATAAAGGCGATCTATGTCATCTTTATCTACTTGTTTCTCTGTCAGTTCTGGGTTTGCAGACTGCAAACCTTCCCAACCATCTACTACCATTAAACCATTCCCTCTTGTGGTGCCGCGCCTTCAGCCGGGACAGCTTGTTGCTCGGCTTGCATTTGTGCCGCCTGCATCGCTTGTTCCATCATCTGCTGACGCTCTTGTGACGTTGTGCGTAGCTCGGCAGGTATCCCCATTTTGTCAGCCACATAATCAGATATGCTACCAGTGCGAACCGACATCTGACCTTCAGGCCCTAACGCGGCTGACATCTGCACCCATTGCATAATCTTTTCAATATCACCCATAGACTGGGCTTGGGCAATCGGGCTGACTGGCGTGACCTTAACCTCAAGGCCATTGACGCGCAATGGCATTTCAATCAGGCCTTGTTCATCCATCACATACAAAATGCGACTAATTAGCGGCACCATAGTTTCTGTTATAAGACGACCGAAAGCACTTCCCAGATTTGTAGACAGCTCACGCATTCTTTCAGATATCTCTGTCGCTGATCGGGCTGACATATTGTCGGGCGGCAACGTATCATCTAGCAGGATCTTTTTAATGTTCATGCGCAGATCGTTAATGATAATCTGGCTGACATTAAAATCACCAGATCGTGGCAACTGCCGCAGGCTTTCGCCTTGTGGGCCACCATTACGCGCAACAGGAATAATAGCACCCGGCGCAATGCGGATTGTCTGTGGGTTCAGAACGCCATCGTCAGCCGCAGTGTAAACGCCAGCAATCGACAGGCTGGCATTCTTCAGCAACAGCTCTAGGGTTTTGTTCAGCGTCTTGATATCAGGTATAGCAGTGACCAACGGCCCACGTCCATACACCTCACCAGCCACCTTCATATATCGCGCCACGATCCAAGGGCTGGATTTCATATAGCGCTTTAATAGCTCGGCTTTACCTTCAGCCCAGATGACATGATAACAGTATTCGCCGCGATCAGCGTCGTATAACGTTGCCTCGATAAGATCCACCTCTTCGGTAGGCTTCTCATCGATCATGCGTTGCAGGCGGTCAGGAATATCTGCGTCCTGCCAGTGCTGTGTTATGGCCTCGCCCTTCAGGCGCATCCGGCGATACACATTATCGACCTTGCCGTGCGCACCCTCTTCGATGCTCACAAGGTATTGCGGCACCGCAGTAAAACGCACTGGCGTTGTTTCATCGCCGGGCTGTACTAGCATGACAGCCGTGCCGACGGCTAGATCCAGCAAAAACTCACCCATAGCCAGATCAAAGTTAGACTGGCGCAGAACGCTAAACATCGTTGTGGCGTAAAGATCCAACGCTGACTGCGCTTCCACCTTTCGATCTTCTGGGATTTCGACGCCCGGCTCTAGGCGGCACCAGTTTGCATAGGGTGGAAACAGG